GGAAAAGTCTTAACACTAATAATTAATTTAGTATTCTTCTGTTGCTCTTCCTCAAGTCTTCTAACTCTCTCAATAGTAAACACACCCCATTCAGCAAGTCGCCAATCCTTATCACCCATCTCAAGAGTATCAAGTTTTCCAGGCCATTTCTTACTAATACTATTAATTAACAAATTTCTTGATTCATTATTATAACCATCAGTAACTGGAACTTTTTGACCAGCTTCATAATTGTGTAAACCACTAACTTGTAAATTAACTTTAACAAAAGGATTAGCATACTTATCTAAGAAGTTCTGACCTCTTTGTTCAGCATCATCAACACTTTGAATATCAGAAAAATGTTTAACAGCAGTATGTAAACCATAAGTAGTCTGACTATTCGTATCTTCCACTTGAATAGGAACTGGAATACTTTTAGTATACTGAACATTAATATTATTAACACCAGCAGCTGGAATACTTCCACTCTGAAATTTAATAGTTGCAGTTTCTTTATCAATACTATAATCATAACTACCACTAGTACTTCTCTCAACTCCAGCAACCTTTTCAACACCATCAATAAATAATTTAACAGTAGCTGGTTTAGCACCTAGAATAAAACTAGCACTAGTTCCATCACCATTAAATTGTTCGTTAGTTTCAACACTTTGAACAGCACCTTTAACAGTTAATTGATTAACACATTGAGTGTTATCAAAAATCCATTTAGGAACTTTAGAAACATTCTGACCAATAACTAAAGGAATACTATTATCTAAATAACCTTTAGGCTCACAATGAACTTTCTCATCATCAGTATCATAATAAATCATATAATCATAAATATCAGCTAACATTTGTAACCTACTAAAAATATCAGTATCATTACAAATAAACTTTTCAATAAGAATAGTACTTCCAGTATCAACAACACTTGCAGTCATACCACCCCAAGTTTCAATCATATCAGTCATAATCCAAGACCCTCTACCTTCAGTACTTGGTAAAGCAGCACCATTATAAGAATAACGAACATTCTTTCTAACTAAAGAAATCATCTTATCCTTAGCCATAACTTCAATAAATAAACCTTGTTTATTAACAGTATCAATAAAACCATCAAAAACAAACTGGTCAGTACTAGTAGTTTCCCCTCTATAAATCTTAATACTCATACCACTATTTAATGTAGGAATATCAGCATAAATCTTTTTATTAAAAGTTAATTTAATATCTCTAATCTCTTCTCCAAAAGAATCCTTACACTTCCAATTAACACATCTAGCACTAACATCAACACCATTCACTAAAACCTTACTAAGCATAGCACTTGCCATCTATATCGCATTCCCCTTAGCTAATTTAAAACTATAAGTTAATTGATTTCCAGGTAAAGCTAAAGTAAAATCAAAACTCATAATCATAACATCTTGATTACTAGCAAATAACGCACAAGTAAAAGCAACAGTAGTAACTTGATTTCCATCTACCAATGCAGTAAATTGAGTAATAAAATTTTGTATATCTGATTCTTCTCCTAAAAAAGTTCCAGCAACACTATAACTTTCAATGCTCCCACCAAAATCAAATAATTCAGTTTGGTCACTATCCTCTCCAGGCATAGGTAATTGAATAATATTACCACCCTTATTCATTCTAACAGTATCACATCCTTCTAAAAGAGTTCCAGCTAAATAAGTTGCAGTTCCCATTATTGTACCCCACTAAACTCAGTAGTTCTTCCTACTGTGCTTCTCTTCATAGCTTCTTCAACAGCACTTTGAATCTTACTTATTATTCCACTATCAATACTTCCAGCATCCATAGCATTAACATTAATCGTAACACTTCCACCACCACCAGCACCATTTGGACTTATACTACCACCACCATTAGGGGTAAAAGTTTCAGGTCCCTTTTCTCCAACTAAATAACTTTGACCACCAACAACATCACCACCTTTAGCTCTAGGCTTATCTTCAGCTTCTCCACCACCACCACCTAAAAATTTAGGTAGCTTATTAAGAATACCTTGAATGAATCCTACAATACTATCAACAACAGTTCTAAAAGCATTCTTTATAGGGTCAATAAGCCAAGTAGTAAAAAATTCACCCATAGCCATAAACACAGTTTTTATACCTTCCCATACAGCAGTCCAACCGTCTTTAAATTTAGTGAATGCATCTCCCCATTTCTTACTAAGAGCATCCCATAATCCAGCCCATATCTTTTTAAAATTTTCAACTAATGTATTCCATATTGCAGAAATAGCTTCCATAAAAGCATCCCAACTTCCACCAGTTGCTAAATCCCAAATAGCAGTTCCAATATCACTCATAAAAGCACCCATCGCGACAATAGCTTCACCCAATGGAGTTAGAATCCACATAAAAGGCTCAAGAGCTATACTAACTAACCACACAATCGCAGCACCTACTAAATATAAAATAGCTCCAATAATTTTAAGACTACCCCATAACATTTCTAAACTTCCCGAAAAAATATTCCAAACAAACATTCCAGCTTCAATGATCCCAGTAAAATTACTCATAACACCACCAGCTTCTTCAATACTAGTAATGAAATCTTGTTGCCCTTCAATCTTAGCACCAGCCACACTACTATTCTCAGCACCCTCTTCACCATCGGCGGCAGCTTTCTTACTTTCTTTCCTTCTCTTAATTAAAAATCTAAGAATACCAATAGCCATAGGTCTTAAAAAATTAGCAATCACATCACCAATAGGTCTAAGAATAAGCATAAAAGATTTAGCCATAACAGCAAGAATTTGTTGTAATCTAGGACTGGATTTAACAATAGACCCAGCAAGTTTTTTGATACCACCAAGAACAGCTAAAGCAGCTCCTACGCCAGTTGCAATCTTTGCAATTCCAGCAAGACCTTTCATCCCACCTAAACCACCACCACCTGACTTACCACCTGATTTCTTTCCACCACCAAATAATCCACTAAGACCACCACCACTAGATTTAACATCACTAGCGTCTAACTTAACCTTAATGTTCATACTATCTGCCATCTATTTTCTTCTCCTATTTCCTTGTGATTTCATTTTCTTATTGCTCTTTTCCATTTCTTCTTTTTCGTGATTTTTAACTTCTGAATGAATAGTAAGCAAAGTTAAAATATCTTGATATTTTTGCTTTCTATACTCCGTTGGATTTGTGTGAAATGTTCGGCAATAGCCGTACATACTCATTTGGTCTGAGAGCCATCTGTCGTCACACTTTCCTGTTCGGATAACTCTTCGGACTTTTTTACTTGTTCAGTTCCCATCAAAGGCTCTAATAAAGTCTTAGCACCATTCAATAACTTAATATATTCCATTCCATCCATTTGTCTTAATGCAGTTCTTATAGGAGTTGTACCCCACGGATGCGAATGAACACAGTTTGGAATTAACTCAATTAATACTTTAGCTTCATTAAAACCATTCTTATCACTACTGTTTATGAGAGCGTCTTGAATAGCTCCACCGAGTGGGGATCTTAATAGGACTTCCCCTTCTTTCAACTTTATAGTTTCCATATTTCTTTTACCTCAAAATTTTATGATACAGTATACCATTGAATAGGTATGCTACTAGTTCCACCTAAAGCGAAACCACTTACAGTTAATTCAATAGCTTGTGTTTCAACATCATAACTTGCACTTGGATTCTCAAAATAACAATCAGCAAGATTTACTGTAATAACTCTATCACCAGCTACTGCTCCTTCAGTTAAAACAAAACTCATAGCCTTACCATCCCAAGACATAACATCACTACAAGTTGTACTAGTAGTTAAGCCACCCATAGCCAAAGCTCTAAGTTCAACAGCATTAAGCGTACTTGCAGCGTCATCATAATTCATCTTAACAGTTACAGTAAAATCATATCTTCTGATTCCAGCAACAGGTTGATTAATTAATCTACTTCCAAGTGTTCTATAAACACCTAAATTATTTTCACTAGTTAATTCAAAACTAACTAATTTACCAACAGTATCTCCAGCAACACTTAATGCTCCAGCTTGAAAAGTCATAGGAGGATTACTAGGTGGCACATAAGTAACACTACTAGTACTACTTGTTGCTTGTCTACCAAGCCATTCAAAACTTCCTTTAATAGTTTCATCAGCAGTTCCACTTAAAGACCAACTGTTTATTGCACAACCATCAAAAGTCATAACATCAGCAGTATCTCCTATACTTCCAACTTCTAAAGTAAGAGTATTAACAGTACTAGCTGAATAACCTAAATCACTTGCTTCAGTAATAAGATATGGAGATCCAACAGTTCCACTTCCAGTAACTAAACCAATTACACAATACTTTAAGAAATCAGGGTCAGTTAATTCAAACTCCGTACTTCCACTAACATCTAATCCACCAGGTACTGCTTGTGTTGCATTTCTACCTTCACCAATACCGTGACTTCTCACAAAATTATTAGTAATACTATAACTTGTTGTACTTGTCTTATCTACATAATTACTTCCAGTTGGAGTTCCAGCCGTTCCGAAAGCTGTGTCTTCTGCAAAAATAAGATATGATCCAGTTCCATTAAAAACATTTGATGCCATTATTCTTCACTCTCCTTAGTTTCTTTCTTATCTTTTTTCTTTTCTTTTTTATCGTTAATAGGGCTTTTTTGTTTTCCCCAATTTTCACTTACCATCTTCATTTACCTCTAGTTTATTTATAATTTCTAATCTTTTATTTATATTTGCTAGGTATTGTTCGGTCTTACGAATCTTATTCATCAATAAATTTGTACTGATTTCTTTTCTACTCTGCCTAACTTCAACAGTTCGTGTTACTTCAAACACCTTACCATCTTCACTTTCATAACTTATTGTTGTTTCCATTTAACTATCATAAATAAATCTTATCTTAAAATCTTGATTTCTTTGAAAGATTTTATTCTCTCCAAAAGGACTTATTAATAACGCTCCCATTCCAGTAGGAGTTACAAAAGGACTATAATAAAAAGTTTTCTTATTGCTCATCATATTACTTCTTATACTTGCTATGATTTGTTCTACATCACTTTGGTCTTTATCATAACCAACAATAGTCATATCATATTCAGAATAAGTACTACCAGCACCTAACTCATATTCATTACTACTAGCACCTAATATATCAACTGCGATCCTAGGAAAATCTTTAATCTTTAAATGAGCTTGAGGAAAATCAGGATAAATACGGTCAGTACTTCCCTGGTCATAATTAATTGTATAAGCTCCAGTTTGAGCAACTAAGAAAGTGATAACACCAGTATTATAATTAACTGTATAATCAGAGCCAAAAGAAAGTTTAGTAGTAACAACAGTAATATCTCTAACATTCTTAATCAATGTTGGATTAACAGCAAGAGTATGAGAACTAGCAGCAGTAAAAGTTCCAGTATCTTGAGAAGTTGTAACACCACGGTCACCAACAGAAATAACATCAGCATTCCTAAGAAAGACTACCAATTCTTGTTTAATATCCCATATACTTGTAAATGCCATCTCTTTTTTAGTCCTCGTGGATTATTCAGCAAACCTAAGTTCTGCCTAACTAAAAGCTTCAAGTAAAGCTTTCTTAATTATTTTCTTTGCTTCTTGATTAAAAGTATTTCTTATGAACGGATAAGGTCTAGTTCCATTCAATTTAATCTTATCAGCAACAGCCTTAGCAAGACCTTTGTCGCCTAACTTTCTTTCACACCAACCCTCTAATTCTTTAGGGTCTACATCAGCACCTATTGGTTGTCCGTATTCAACAGTACGACCATAGTCTAACATACGAATATCAATTTCATCATTCTTAATTGAATATTTGATACTTGCTTTGAGTTTTCCAGTATCCTTACCGTGAGCTTTAGTAAGTTTTTTTTGCATTGATACTGTTAGTTCGTGACCCATAATGTCTAAGGCATTATGTATCTTTGTATCAAAATCAGTTTGATTAACTTCCATCTTGAATGAAACAATTATTAGCTGAGTATATGAATTGTGTTTGACCACCAGTATTATCAAAGATTCCTGGTACTCTAAAGTTTTCTTTTATTCTAAACTTTATAAAACCCTTCATTATCTGCCCACTTGTTTCAGCATCTAAGTCGTGTGTTGCATCTGTTATAGTAAGTGTATCAACATCAGGAGCTGAAGTTATAGTAAATACTCCTTGATAATTAGTAGTACCAAGAATACATATTTCATCACCAGCACTCAAACCGTGAGCAACAGCAGTAATCGTAATAGTCGTAGCATCACCCTCAATAGCAGTAATACTTACATAAGTTCCATCAGCATAAATTAAATCATCCTTCTCAACAGCATCATCATCTTTAGCAAGACAAACAGCAGCTCCCTTCTCAACAAAACCATCACCTTGAAAATCCCAAGTTTGAGATGAACGCATAAAGTAAGCTTCAATAATTACTGGAGTTCCAGCAGTAAGAGATTCTTGACCTGATATATTACTAATAGCTCTAGTAATCGGAACTAAAGCTACTTGTCTACCCCAATCATTAAGAATAGTATTAAAATCAGCTTCCGTTAAAACATTTGTAACTACCATTTAATAAATACCTATTTCAAATCTTCCCATTCGTAACCTCTTAGTTCCAAACCCATATTCTTCAACAAATTCAGGCTTGTTCAAATAAAGTAAAAGGTCTGTAAACTTGTTCGGCGATATTCTTTGCTTCTTTTCCAAGTGCATCAGCTCCAGCTTTAAGATTAACATAAGGTTGTCCCTTACTTCCACTCACACCACCAGGCAAACTAATAGTAGCAAAATCAGTATAAGATCCACCAACCTTTGCATTTAAAGTTCTAATCCCAGTCAATAATATACATAATCTTTTAATAATTGTTGGAAGAGGATAAACCCCATAAACATATTTTAGATTAACTAATTGAGGTTGGCTATCATTAAAATATGTAGCTTCACAATTAGCCGTACCTAATAAAAGTTTTCCAGCAGACTTATATTGATAAACATAACTAGGAGTTACACTTACTGAGTTTATAGTTAATTCATTTAATTCAATTAAAGGAAACCCAGTAGTAAATAGTGTATCCGTTCCATCACCATCAATAGTTTCATTGTTATACCCCAGTTTTAATATCTTAAATTCACTTGTAACATCAGTTGCACCACTAAAAGCAGTATCAACTGTAATCTTTGTAGCATCATTCGCACTTATTTGTCTATACTCACCACTATTAGTTCCAGCAGTAATCCATAACACATAACCCACATAGGCATCAGTAGTCATATCAAGAGTAGTAAGACTTAAAGTTGTTGTACTATAATCACCATCAGCAGTTCCACTCTGTTCAACTACTCCAAACTTAGTATTATACACAGCTTCAATTTCTGCTTCACTATAAGTTATAAACTCAGTAATGTCTGCATCACTAACAGGAGCTCCTGTATCAGGGAAATTAATCGCTGCCTTAACTTCGTCATAAGTACAATATGGCATTCTTTATACCTCTACATAAAATATTACATTAGCTGATTTTGCATTACCCATATTAGCACCAACAACGCTTAAACTTCCAGCAACAGGATATAATAATCCATTAGCTCCAACAGTTCCAGCAACGCTTGGAATAGCAAATTCATTCGCAGCACTACCAACACCAGTATCAGTAAATAAAGCAGTACCATTTCCATCAGTAACAGCTACATCCCATTGGTCAGTAGGAGTTACAACACTATTAAGTGCAATACCTCTCAAGATACCATTACAATTAATACTTCCACTCGCATCACCACTACCATCACTAGTTAACAATACTGTTCTAGTTTCTACACTCATTTTTTATTCCTCACTCTTCTCATAACTTTCGCAGCAATAGAAACATCCTTTATATCAACAACTCCATCACCATTTAAATCCATATTAATTTCATCTTTAACTTTCTTAGATTTATTTTCTTTAACTTCTTTTACTTCAGGAATGTAAACATATAATTTCCCTTCAGCATCTGCTCTAATCTCACCAATAGGATCATCTTTACCATGTGGTTGAGAAGTAATTATTTCACTTTCCGTATTTGTTGTCATAGCCATTTTATTTTTACCTCACTCATTAATTATAATAATAAAAAAAATAAAAAAAAGATTTATGCAAACACTCCAAGTGTTGCTCTACCAGTTAATTCAACAACTCTAGTTGAATTAGCATTAGCAGACTGAACAGTTATAGTTGCAGTTCCATTTGTTACTGAACAAGTCGCAATATCAGTTACAATAACGCTTCCGTCAGTAGTGTGAACCCAACTTCTAATAGTAAGAAGTCCAGTAGCACTAATTCCGTTAGCAGTTAAATCAACTGTAAAAGTATCGTTCTCGTCAGTAGTATTTGGAGTCTGAAAAATAATAGTTTTTAATCCATTATTAGGTACTTGTTCCCAAGACTGTAAAATACTAGTTGCTGTCATTTTATGCAAACACTCCAGCGTCAGCTCTTCCAATTACTTGGATAACTCTCATATCATTATCAGTTCCAGCAACTACTGTAACTGTTAGAACACCTGAACTTACAGCACAAGTATTTAATTCAGTTGTAATAACGCTTCCGTCAGTAGTATGAACCCAAGATTCTACTACTAGTAATCCTGTTGCTGCAATTCCATAATCTGTTAAAGTTATTTCTAAAGTATTTCCTGCGTCAGCAGTATTCGGAGTAGTGAATAAAACAGATTTTAAACCTGCATTAGGAGCTACTTCCCATTGTTTTAATATTGATGTTGCTGTCATTTTTTTGTTACCTCGTTAATTTTATTTATATAATATTAATGCACTACAAGCAGTTGTCGCAACACTTGCTAACGTAATTACATTTCCTGATATTGTGTATACTTCACTAGCTCCAGTTGCATCAACAGTTGGCCAAGCCATTATAACTTCAACTGCATTTTTTACAGTCCAAGTATCATCAGCTTTTCCTTTATCACCACTATCAATGTAACCTAATTTGAAACCTTTATTATTAGCTCCACCTTGAGGAAATATTTGGACACAGTTCACATCTACATTTACTACTACCATTTATTACACCTCATTTATACAAAATTAATGCACTACAAGCAGTTCCTGTCGCACCTTTTAGAGTGATAACATTCGTTGCTACGGTGTATAATTCTGAAGCTCCAGTTGCGTCAAGAGTTGGCCAAGCTAATAAAACAGTATCAGCTCCTAGTATAGTCCAAGTATCGTTTTGTGCAGCTTTCGCTCCACTATCTACATAACCTAATCTATAACCAGCTAAATCAGTTCCAGCTTGAGGGAGTACTTCAACGGCTTCTACATTTGTATTTGTCATATTTTTTTACCTCATTCCCTTTCTATAAAAGAAAGAAAAAAAAAGTACATATCTCTTATGCACTAATTGCTGTTATTGAAGAACAGAATGCTGTATTTCTTATGATTAAAGCTTCATAGATTTTCAACATAAACTTCTCACTATCGTTAGTTTTTGCAAGGTCTTCAAATGTTAAGTCTTGAAGAACTCTCATTTCAACAACAGACATATCTAAGAAATACATAGCTTTAGATCCACTAGTATTTGATAAATACATACTTGGTATTACTGGTATTTGTCCAACCATAGTGTTTAAAACTATTGTGGAGAATCCCCAGAATACTTGTTGAGTAGGTTGCATATAACCAATCTTTGCAGTTAGTAATCCTAGTAAGTCATTATAAACTCCTGAAGAACAAACAGCAAGGTTAGGTCTTCCACCATCATCAAATGCGTATTGGATAGCTAAATTAATATCAGCAAGTCCTAAAGCAGTTGTACCTTTAGCAACAGTATTAGTTGTAGTCATTAACTTAACTATTCCACTAAATTGTGTAGCGTCAGATGAAGCGTCACCATTAACAATTAATGATTCTTCTTTTTCTCGGATTTCTCTAGTCTTCACAAGAACTTCTTGTTGCTTAGCATTAGTTGCTCCTTGATTTCCGAAACCACCAGTTGAACCACTTGAAGCCATACCTTCTAAAATATATGAAGGAATTGCTGCAACAGCTTGTCCAGTTACTCTTCCAACAGCATATATATATTTTATACTTGTTGAGTATCTGTCATAAGTTGTATTTGTTTCAGCCAATGCTGCATCTTCGTTTGCTGTGATAGCTCCACCTTTTGCAGTAATATTGTTATAATCAGCAGTAGTTCCCATATTTGTTACTCTTGGAATTAACTCTACTAATGGGGTATATTTTCTTGTTGTATCTATGATTCTTGGGTCTACATAAA